AAAAAAAATAATAGGGAGTAGGAGTCCCTACTCCCTCTTTATATTAGCCCTGCAATATAGCGGGGATGATGGACATAGTTCTTGTAGGATCAAGAACGCAGATACCAAGTGTAGCCATTCTATGGATAACTGCAGAGTCTTCATCAAAGGACATGTAGGGATTACCTTTCTGTCCTGTATACGGATTTCTCACATTTTTTTTATGTTGCTAATACATCGTTTCCATGTATTATCTCTAACTTTCATTAGAGTTCGGACTATATCTTCATCACTTAATATTAGTAAGTGAGCAAGGCGTTTCAGTAGTACTTACTACTTACTCCCATCTGGGATAGTCTCTGAACCTTCATATATACTAGTATATATGCTTGGCTGCTGATCATCCAATCTTTCACATTGTTTCTTTTTATGAATTATATTCTTGAGAGACTGATATTCTATATTAAAGAGTTTGGCTATTTGGTTGACCGTGTATAATTCTCTTAACTTTCTTATTTGACTAACTTGAAAATCTGTTAGAATAGTCCTCTTGGGAACTTGTTTACAAGTTTTTCTTGAACCAAATTTGAATAAATGAATGACATTTTCTTTTGGAGTTACCCATTCAAGATTCTCTATTCTATTATTAGTTCTATTTCCATCTATATGATTAACTACATCTTTATTCTCGGTTCTAGGAATAAATGCTTTGGCAACTAATCTATGGACTGGTTGAGAAGTCCATGTTCCATCAAGTTTTTGCACAGAGCATCTGTAGTAACCATCTCTATCTTTAGGAAATTCAGTCAAGATTCTCTCTTTTCTACTCTTATTAGCAGCTTTTCTTATTCTACCAATTGAGCTTACCTCTACACCTTTATATTCTAGTAAAGGCTTCCATAATTCTTTAACTTCCATATTTAAATGTTTGAAGTTTAAAAAGCAGTGAAAGCTCTAAGGAACTTCCAGCAATTAACCTTGTTTTTCTTTATTAGCTCTACTTCTGTTTCTAGGGGAGAACTTTGGGAGCTGAGAAATGTGTAAAGGCTTACGCCGTTAACCCCCATTGATACCCTCTGTATTCTGTATCTCCTTTAATTTTACATTTGAAGATATTAGGTTGATCCATAGTTCCTATATACATAATATCGTATCTGTAGGAATAAGCTACTCCACCAAGGGGATGAAGTATCTTGTTTCTAACAGGATCATCATACATAGGATCTACATCAATTTTAACTCTAACCCCATTAGGAGCTTTGTATTCTACAAACTGGAATCCTGCAGATAATGCATTTGTATGCAGTTTAGACTGAGTTTTTTCTACTACTCTTGTAGAACTGTTATCCAACACAAATTGAGTCCATCCAGATACTACATTCAATACAGCCTTGTGGAATTGGATAGCTCCTCTCTCACCAGTTTTAATCAAGAAGTATCTATCCCCAAAGTCTAATTTAGACGCTGATAGTTCATACAAAGCATCTTCAAGGAGTTTTAGACTAAAGGTGTTGTAATACATAGTATTAGCTACCTCCATTTGCTCAAATACATTATGTTATCATAGTGGCTCTTTATCCACTATTTCTTCATATTACTATGAAGTTCGGACTATATATTCATTTAGATTACCACATCTAAATGCAAAACTCTCGTGGAGCATTACTATTGTAATGTTGGGAGATCTCTTCCCAAGTTTTTAGTCTCTTTAAAGGCTCTAAGTTTAATATCATTCCTCAAGAGTATTCTTCTTATCGTACTCTTATTTTTACCAAACTTTTTCCCTATGTCTACTGTACTATAACCATCTAAATATAAATCTATTATCATAGACTCCTCAAGTTTATTAGTCTTCTGCAAATCTAAGCCATAAATTATATTAGATCTCTTTAATAGACTAGTAATATTAGGTACTCCAGTATGCAAAATTTTAGCTATTTTATATGCTGGAATCCCAGAATTGAACATGCTTATTATTAAGTCTTTGTCTAATTCTTTAGTGGTTCTAATAACATTACCCCCAATAGACATATTATAACCAAATTTATTATCAGTAGAATTAAAATAAGAAATCCAGTACTTTTCTCTATCATTAAGTTCTTCTATAGTACACTCTTCAAGTAATTCTATATAAAAGTTTTCTTCACCATATTTTCTTATCGCTTTACCTATAACATAGTCTTTGTTATTTCTTGCAGCAGATAAATGATTTTGAAATCTCAATTTTAAGCTTACTTTAGTCTGTCCTATATAAACCTTACTATTTATAGTATTTCTTATTATATAAATTCTACCATATTTAGTCATAATATAAAGAGTTTCAACCTCTAGTCTCTACACTACTATAAGCTCTTTAGTTCCTATAGTTAGCTCGGTATTATCCATCTCAGGACTTCCACCGATTTAGTTTTGTTAATTTTAATTTCTTGACTGCTTATGCAGCTAGCTGGCCTATTTGAGCCTTTAAACCAGCACCAGTCTTAATTACATTGCCTGATTTACCTATATTCAAGTACTCTCCATTAGAATTTCTATTAGATGTACCAAAAGCAAGGGCATTGTTTTTGTACTCAGAGAATTGCTGTTCAACTTCCCAATCTACATTATGCATCCACATAGTAGCTGTGGTCTTAACGAGATTTCCATTTTCTGTTGCTTTAGTTAAAGGTATACCTACAGCAAGTTTCTTTGTAAGAGCGGAACCTGGAACCTTATGTTGAATTCTTATTGTAGACCATTCATTTCTCATTGAAACAGGACTAGTGAACCTAACATCACCTACTTTCCTTGATAATTCCTTCTCTACTGGGGCAAAATCTACAGAGAATCTTTCTCCTGCAAGAAGTCTTTCTGCAGGGCAACCTGTAGTATTACCTCCCATCAACTCAACTTTGTACACCGCATTAGTTCCCTCCATTCTAGGGTCACCTAATATTCTAAATGGGTATACTTGGTTCAAATGACCAACAATTACTTCCCCATCAGCAAACCAGTCTTCAGGGAATACTAAATAAAAAGGAGTAGTACCAACACCTACATTTGGACTCCCTGCAGTAACAGGGTTACCATTCTCATCTCTTGCTTCTACAAGAGGAATGTTCCTTCTTGAAGAACCTATCACATCCCAATAATACTCAGTATCATCCTCAAATTCCTTAACTGGGAATTGATTCAAAAATGTGTCAAGAGTTTTACCCCTGTAATAGGCAAGCAGTTGAACCATAAGATTGGTAGCTTTTTGGGGGGCCAACTGAAAGATAGAACCTAAATGATTCTCTTTTGTTAACATTTTGTTATCCTAGGAGCTTTTTATCTCCTAGTTCTTACACTTTACCATTGTGTAAGTTCAGCATACATTTTCATACTATTCAGTATGTTGGATACTCGTGGAAGAATTATATTCTATGTGATTATAAATACATGCTTTCCTAATCATAGTTTCATCTTCTATGCGTTACACTACCTTTATATATTATTATAAAGGTTAGCTCGGTATTACCCTTTAATTTTATTTGGAGGGCTTCACCGATTTTACCCAATTTTACAAGGGCTTAACTTGTGAGTCAACCCTTCCAGTGCTGGAAACCCACCATTTGGAATTTTCCTAATTTTCCTGCCATTTTTGTTGTTTTTTAATAGTTAGATATGTTTTCATTTATATAATGAAAAGGCCTAGGCTACACATCTACCTCCCAACCTTTACCTATAAAGGATTCAGGATCATCCTCAACTCCACTTACAAATTTCAAATTTCCATCTGATGTTCTTGATGTGTTATTGAGAGTGTGTTCTAGTTCTCTAAGACCTTTCTTTACTTCTTTTCTCACCTTATTTTTTACTAAATTATCTAAATTTTTAAAGCCATCAGTTAGTGTAAAAAGCAACCCAATATTCTTAAGAAATTCAGTTCTATTCTCCATTTCATATCTCTGAATAGCTGTGAATAATTCTCCAGTCTCCGGGTCTTTATAAACAGGCTTACTTATATTATCATAAATCTTTCTCCTAGTTACCTTATCTACTTGTAAGTCTCCAAATATTTTAGTATCTTCAAGAATTGATTTTTTTAAATCTTCTGCCTGTTTCTTTCTCTTTTCCACTTCCTTTTGTTCTTCTTCCTTTGCTTCCTTTATAACATTATCATATTCTGTTTGGAAGAATTCTTTATTACTTGTCAGAGCCTCTTTAGCATCCTCTATATCAGTGCCAGAGCTAAATGATTTTTGCACTTCTCTTTGAGCTCTTTCAGCACTATACCCTCTATTTATAAAATCAGTATAAATGAGCTGTTTTCTTAATTTTTCCCCTTTATCACTTTCATCAGTGATTTCACTCTCTTGAAGAGAGTTAAAGAACTCTAGAGCTTTCTCATATTTCTGAATTTCTGAAATATCCATTCCAGCATTTAGAGCCTCATCTATTCTCTTCTGTCTGTCATCTAACATAGAGTGAATTTGCTTATCTATAATCTCAGCAAAGTCTTCAGCTGAAGATATTCCTTCAACTTCATTATCTTCAAGGGTTTGGAAGATACCTTCTTCTTTCAAGGCTTTGGCAACGGAAGAGTAGAAGTGTTTATTGGGAGAAGCATCCTTATCCTCTTTAGGAGAAGTATCTTCCCTATCCCCTGTATTATTCTCTTTTCCACTACCTACGCTCTCTGGTGAATCAGTAAATAAATTATCTACATCAATAACCTCAGTAGTTTCATTATCTTTATCATTTTTATTTTCTTCAGGATTATCCTTATCATCATTTTGAGGAACCTCCTGTGTTTCTTCTTCCTCTGAGAACAGATTTTCTATTTCATCTGCTCCTAGGATATTATCCAAACTAAGCTCTTCAGTCATATTTGTTTCTCCTTTTGTTAATAAACAATGCAAAGATATATATAAACCAAATTTACAACAAGTATTAAAGAAGAGTTATAGTAATAGTATAAATAAATTATTTATATATTAAAGTCTAGTAAAAAATAAAGGGCAAGATAACTTGCCCTTTATGATTAGTTTTCTTTGAAATGATTCCACAATTTTGAATTACTCTTACAATCATCATCTACATCCACTTCTTTTCATATTGATCACTCTATTTTAATAGTTAACTTATCTCCTTTTTCCTTAGCTACTAGAAGATATGAATAAAGCTTCTTAAATGTAATAGTACTATTAGTAATAACTCCCTTACTAGTATTCTCTCCAACCAGAATACATCCAAGAGTATCACTACTATTGTTTCCTACATGAATAAGAACTCCTTCATAACCTTTTACATTAAGCAATCTAGGTAGTTTTCCATTACAGAATTTAGCCCATGATCTATTCTTAAATTTAGAACTTACTATATCTAAAGTAATCTCATAAACTCCTTTAGGAATAGCCGTATTTCCATATATCTTCTTACCCTTAATTTCCTCTATGGTCATTGAGCTATCTAAGCCTCTATCTACATCTTCAAGAGTATTAGAAAAGAACTTTCCATCTATGTATAAGTCTCCTATTGTATAAGTATCTCCAAGATATTTTCTTCTAAGACTCAGTTCCATCTTTAATATTCTTTTCCTCTAAGTTAGGAGCTACCTCCCCTAATATATCCCTGATTTGGTCTTCAGTATAAAATTGTCTTTTAGTACATACATTATCCAAGCAGGAATTATTTAGTAATCTATGAATAATACCCTTTAATCTATATACCTCTACTCTATTGTCTTCAGCAAGTTTAATATAGAATTGAAGCTTTCTATTGTTATCTCTTACTATATCCTCATAAAACTCTAGAGATTTCTTTAAGTTTTCTATCTCATTAGAGTCTACTTCTGTATTATATTTTCTTCTAGCTAGTAACCAAGTTACTATACCTGTAGCTAGGTTAGTACCCAAAGTTACAATTCCTGTAATTAAACTTGGATCCATATATTAAAAATTATCTTCTATATACACTTACTTGCAGAGAATTAATTACCTCTGCTCTATTTATAATTCTATTATCCATTTTATATTTCTATTAAAGATAAACAAAGATATACAAATAGTTTGATATAATCAATTATATAAATAAAATATTTACTATTACTTTATTACCTCTATAAATCTACTCTTTCTAACCGTAGAATAGGGATTATTTTCTATAACATCAACTTTCAATACATTATGTTTTTTCTGGAATAATCTAATAAGCCAGCATTTGTGGGGAGGCTTTATAGTTTCCTTATCTACACTCCAAACTATATTAGTTTCAGTAGTAAATTCTGGATTAACTATTATGGTGTTAGGATACCTTAAGCCTAACTGTAACTTATACCATTTATCCCCTAGTATAGTATCCATATTAATAGTCGCATCCTTAAATATAGTATCTCTATAGAATATAGTATCTTTCTTAGAAGATTGAGCTAATAGATACTGCATTTGCTTTAACTTACCATCTTTTATCTTTAATTCCTTCCTGACATTATTCATTTTAATCATTAAAGAATCATTAAAGTATTCAAGTTGTTCTATTGTAAATTGAAATGCTCTATTTTGGCCTTTTAATCCAGTATTTTCATTTATAAATGCTTTTTCATTAGAAATAGCTATAGATAGGTTATTCTTTAACTCCTTATTATCACTGTACAATATTATGGTACTAGTGATTAAAGCTCCTATTAATATTATAATTGCTCCTAATATATATGTTCTTATATTAGATAGTATCATGCCTCCATTTTTTTAATAATACCAATTAGTTTTTTTT